GCAGAACAAAAGAAAGCTTTCCCCGATAAAAAAGTTTGTTTTAAGGAATTAAAAGAAAGCTATGGATTACAGGCTGACTTTGGAATTTCATGGGTACATGTAATGACCACCTTAAACACAGAAACAAGAGCATACTTGGAAAACCTAGAGTCAAGGGGTGAGGACATAGGAAAAGAACCAAGAATAACACTGTCCACGATCCACCAACAAAAAGGCGGTGAAGCAGATAATGTTATTGTCTCTCTTGATATAGGAAAGATGGCATATGATGACTATCGGACTAATCCGATTAACGAGCATCGTTTATTTTATGTCGCCTTTTCAAGAGCAAGACATAATTTATTTATAGTCTTACCTCAATCAAGAGAGGCTTACAGGATATGAGTAAACAAATAGGAATGTTTAAACCAAAGTCGGAGTGGCTGCCGCCAATGGACTTTCCCGATATTAAAGACGCAAAAAGAATAGCTATCGACTTAGAAACTAAAGACCCAAACATCAGTCAAAAGGGTGCTGGATGGGCAACAAATGATGGACACATTATTGGAGTGGCTATCGCTGTTGATGGTTGGGAGGGATACTATCCTATTCGACACGAAACAGGTTTTAATCACTCTCCCGAAATAGTTTTTGATTGGCTAAATGAAATGCTATCCACTGACTGCGATAAGATTGCTCATAATGCATCCTATGATTTTGGTTGGTTACAGGCAGAGGGAATTAAATGGAATGGTCGAATTGTTGATACAATGATTGCGGGACCTTTGATTGATGAAAATAGATTTAGCTATTCTTTGAACGCTATGTCCAAAGAGTATTTAGGAGAAAGTAAAAGTGAGTTTTTGTTAAAAGAAACGGCGGCACAGTGGGGTGTCGATCCAAAAGCAGAGATGTACAAGATACCTGCTCAGTTTGTGGGAGAGTATGCCGAACAGGATGCCGTGCTATGTTTAAAGCTTTGGGATAGATTGAATGTTGAAATTACTAAAAATAATCTAACAACTGTTTTTGATTTAGAGACAGAACTTCTTCCTGTTCTCATGGAAATGAGAAGAAGAGGAGTAAGAGTTGATTTAGATAAACTAGTAGTAGCAGAAAAAGAGTTAATTAAAAAAGAAAATAAATTACTTAATTTTGTTCATGATAAGACAGGAGGAAAGGTAGATATCTGGGCAGCGAGATCGATTGCCTCTATCTTTGATCTCTGTAAGATTGATTATCCTAAAACAGAAAAAGGTAATCCCAGTTTTACAAAAAGCTTTTTAGAAAATCATCCTCATCCTGTACCAAAGGCAATTGTTCAAGCGAGAGAATACAACAAAGCGCGAACCACGTTCCTCCATACGATAGAAAGATACAATCACAACGGAAGAATTCATGCCAATATCAACCAACTCAAGACAGAGAATGGCGGAGCGGTGACAGGAAGATTTAGTTATTCAAATCCAAACTTACAGCAGATACCTGCTCGAGATAGTAAAGAAGCGGATATTAAAATAGGAACAATGATCAGAAGCTTGTTTTTACCTGAAGAGGGAGAGAAGTGGGGTTCATTTGACTATTCACAGCAGGAACCTCGTTTAGTAGTCCATTACGCTGATTTTATCGGGTTGGAGGGCTCAGAAAAGCTCGTAGGAGCTTACAGGAGCGATAAAAACACCGACTTCCATACGATCATGGCGGAGATTGGAAAAATCGAACGTAAGAGCGCTAAAACCATAAATTTGGGGTTATTCTATGGAATGGGTGTCGGAAAACTGGCAGATCAGCTAGGAATTGACCCAGAAGAGGCAAAAGTATTAATTACCGAATATAACACTCGAGTTCCCTTTGTAAGGAAGCTTGCAGACCGAGTCTCTGACCACGCTTCGAAGACAGGAAAGGTCAAAACCTTTTTAGGGAGACACTGTCACTTTGATTTGTGGGAGCCAAAGGCTTTTGGTGCTCACCGAGCATACCCTTATGAGAAAGCAAAAGAGGAGCACGGTATCAACACACCTTTAAAAAGAGCGGGTACTTACAAAGCATTAAATAGATTAATTCAAGGGAGTGCCGCTGATCAGACAAAGCAGGCAATGGTGAATTTATATAAAGAGGGTATTATACCAATGATACAAATTCACGATGAATTAGCGATCAGCTTTGACGGTAGTGAAGAGAAACAACAACAAATAATAGAGTATATGGAAAACGCTATTGAGATTAATATTCCATCAAAGGTAGACGTTGCCATAGGAGATAATTGGGGAGAAGCACAATGAGTGATAAAATAAATCCCGATTATTATAAAAGTAAAATAGAAACAGCCGACTATATCGACGCTCATGAAATGGATTATTTTCAAGGTAATGTTGTTAAATATGTTACTCGATTTAAGAAAAAGAATGGCTTAGAGGATTTAAAGAAAGCTCAGTGGTACTTGCAAAGACTAATAAAAAAATATGAGAATAGTGACGACAGTTGCTAAACTAATTATTTTGCAAGAGACACTAATCTAACGACCTTTTCTAAATACACACAAGTTTCCTTCCATATATTATTGGTCATCACTATTCTTAAATAGACATTATCATATCTGCTTTGCTAAATAAACAATTCTTTTTTCTTGACTGTGAATTAAAAACTTCTTCGAAAGGAAAAAATATTATGTTTAATTTAACTAACAGAGCAAAACAACACTTCTTAAACTTTTTTAAGAGTGATGAAAAAGAAGAATCAATTAAAGAATTTTGTCAGTCAGAATATAAAAAAGATTGGTATGCAGCCTACATGACATTTAAGCAAGAAGGCCGCTTTCCAAACTTTATTAGAAGAACTCTTTAAGTATTCGCTACGATTTCAGCTAGGTGCTCACAGCGCTTCGGTGTCTGTGAATGCCACCTGGAATTTTTCATTTCCAGCGACGCTGTTTTCCAGTCTTTGACTCTCATCGCTTTCCACATCTTCTTAAAGTTGCGGACACCTTGAGTCCCCAATTGAAACACCATTTCTAAAATGACTTCTCCTATGTGTTGTGGTAGATCGTGACCGATACATTCATCGATCAGTAAATCAGCTCCCGCTGCCGCTCTGTTTAAATCCATTTCAAAGATTTCCATAATCTCATCCATCGGTATTTCTACTCCCTCAGCAAATCTTTGTCTCTCGTGTGGCTGTACCAAATGTCCAATGCCCACAGTGGCTTTTCCTAGTGAATCCAAATACATGGATGTGCGTAGACCTTCATGGTCCTGTACCCGTGCCTTCAGTGAATCAGTAATTTTTATCATTTTGCACCTATACCCCAATGTTGTTCATGGGGGTCTTTCTCTTCCCTTCTTTTAAATAAGTTTATAATAAATTGAATTAATTTCATTTATTTGAGTTTATAACCCAAACCAGCGTATTTGTCCACACTTCCTCCATCTTTAAATGGAACCATGAAACCTACGTTAGGAATGATATTGCCTCTAGAATCAACGGAAGCTCCTATATTTATTGGTGTTCCTATGGATGAACCAGGAAAAATAGTTCTTAAAGGATCTACAACAGTGTTTAAACCTAACGACCCTCCTTGCTCAGAAAGATTAAAGCTAGTATTCACTGGGCCAATGTTTTTACTAAAGCTCATGCCTGGAATATCACTCGAAGAAGCTCCCGCTGAAAAATTAACACCATAAGGTAATTGTGTTCCTATACCTACGTTATAGTCATAGGTATTAGGATCAAAAGATCCACCGTAATTTATGTTTCCCATTTTTCCATCTAAAAAAATTTTTTGTGCCATAGGATTTAAGTTTAAGTTTCCTATAGGAGTGTTTACATCTATTCCTCGCAATGCTGCATCATAGTAATCAGAAACAGTCTGCCCTACTATTGTGGGATCTATTAAATTCTCAGCTGTTAAATTTTTTACATCTATGTCACTTACTCTAATAGGAGATGCTTCACTTCTGAGATCAGAGTTAACAGTTCCCTCGGGAACAACACCTATACTTTCTAAGTATATATTACCTAAAGTATTATTAGGATCGTAGTACTCAGGAACAATAGGAACGATACCAACATTAGAGTAGCCCTCAGGAAGATATCCTCCACCTTGAGGTAAGACATTAATTAAGTTAGGGTTTTCTATTGTACTTCTTTTATATGGGAGAGGCACACCCGCATTGTCTATACCGAAGATGGATGGATCACTCTCATCTCCAACATTTTTACTTAAATTCATAGCGGGAAGTTCTTCTGTATCAATTGAGGTTGGTGTGAAATCTACTCTTGGCTGTCCATCGCTGGTAGTAACCATTGTACTTCCTCCACCGTAAGTCACGGTCGGCTGACCGCTAAGCGTTGTTCTCAAATTATCATATAAACCTTCGACGGTTTCTATTCCTTGTTGAGTTTCGCCTTTAAATTTATCATAGAGACCAGATAAAACATTTCCGACA